ACATCGTCAACAACGGCATAACCAGCATGACCAGAGTCAAAGGACTCCTACAAAAAACAGAATGGTGGCAAACAACTGACGTAGCAATGCGAACATTCGACATCGCAGTAGCCGACATGAACGACCTAATGCTACAAGAATACCTAGAACCAACCATTGACGTTCTACGCAAAGAAGCACAATTCCTAGGATTTGACTTAACAGAAGAAGATGCGTTTACGTTAGCGCAGACACTAGCACAAAACGGTGATAGTGAAGATACAGAAGCTATCCGTGAAATGATTATCGGACAGTTAGCTAACTACGAAATAACCAATGAGTTCTCTGATTTCTCAGCAGGTCGAGATGCGTTAGAACAGTTAGCGTACAAATACTATGTGCCACAGACAGAAGAAACAGCTCAGGATTGGGCTGAGAAGATTTACACTGGGGAAGCTACGCAAACAGAGTATGAGCAGTATTTGAAAGCTACTGCTGTATCTAGGTTCCCGACGTTAGATAAAGTTATTAATCAAATGGGTATTACACCGGATCAGTATTTTTCACCGTACAAGTATCAGATTGAGCAGATGCTTGGTAGGCAGGTGGATATGTTGGATGAGTTCTCTGATGTTATTGAGTACATTCCTGATGCTGGTGCTAATGCTAGACCGATGACTCTTTCTGAGGTTCGGAATTTTGTTCGTGCGCTTCCTGAGTGGCAACAGACTGATGATGCTAAGGACCAGGCGAGGGCGTTGGCGTTCTCGATTGGTCAAACGTTTGGGGAGGTAGCGTAATGGGTTTTGGAGATACAAGAGGTGGAGGAGTAGGAAGCATACCTGACAATTTTCCTGATTTAACTGACTTAGATCCGGGTTTTTCGGTAGATCCTAATGATCGCCCTCCTCCAGAAGATGCTGTGCCAATGCCACTGCCAACGCCTGGACCGAATACACCAACTCCACCTGCAAGCGATCCGGTAACTGTTGTAGACGATAGCGCTGTTATGCAAGCGCAAGAAACCCAAGACGACAGAGATGCACTAACAATCATCAAAGACACACTAGCCAGCTACGGCTTAGAAGGACTAGCAGCAGACGCTTACCGTTTCCTAATGGAAGGCGCATCAACAGACAGCGTAATGATCCAACTTAAAGAAACAGAACAATTCAAAGAACGTTTCAAAGGCTTGGAACTACGCAGGCAACAAGGACTGCCAGCTATCAGCCCAGCAGAATACATACGACTAGAACGAGACTACCGTCAAACAATGTCAGCAGCAGGACTACCAGAAGGCTTCTACGACAGCCCCGACGACTTCGCAGAGTTTATCGGCAACGATGTGTCCCCTGCCGAAATGACACAACGAGTCTCAATGGCGACAACAGCCGTATCCAACGTCAACCCAGAACTTAAAAACCAGTTGCGTGAAATGTATGGCATAGGAACAGAAAACGACGGAGAACTTATAGCCTATTTCTTAGACCCTGAAAGAGGAGTAAACGTCATAGAACAACGCTTACAAATGGAATCCGCTGGCTTATCAGCAGCAGCAGTACAAGCCACAGGTCAGGGAATAGGCACTGGTGTTGCTCGACAACTAGCCGGACAGAACGTGCAACAGCGTGAAATATCGCAGCGTTTAGGTCAGCAAGCAGGTCTAACACAGCAAGTATTTGGTGAGCAACAGGCAGTAACGTCAACCGAATTAGCAGCAGCGTCGTTTGGTTTAGACTCAGAATCTACAGCTCAAGTGCGTAGATTACGGCAACGTAGACAAGCAGCAGCGGAACAAAGAACTGGTGGTTTGGTAACCGGAATGGGCGCTACTGGTCTTGGATCAGCACAAAATTAGTAGGGTATAGACTTAAACCCTGAATTTGCCTATATTTAGTTATGTGATCTGCCCCATTACGAGGGTGAGCCGTTCACACTAAATTAAACTCCGCTAGCATTCCACCGTTGTTAGCGTGTATGAGAAGGTGAGTGACATAATGGAAACAGAGTCTACTGAAACAGAAGAAGTTTCTAGTACCGAATCCAAACCGAATTGGCGTAGAGAACTTGAAGCGAGAGCTGCGAGGGCTGATGAGCTTGAAGCTCAGATTCAACAGATGCAACGCAAAGAAGTGTTTCGTGATGCTGGCTTAGATCCATCTAATAAGATGACTGAGTATTTCATGAAAGGCTACGAAGGCGAGCTAAGTGTTGAAGCTATACAGGCTGAGGCTCAAAGCGCAGGTTTATCAAATGTGGTAAACCAGGCGAATACGTCAATGGTAGAGCAACAGGCGCAGTTTGCACAGCAAGTCGAAGCGGAGCGTAGAATCGCTGAGGCTAGTGATGATGCTGGTCCTGTGGCAGATCCTCAATTCGAGAGTTTAATTAGACAAACTAAAAATGCTGATGAATTACGACAGTTGTGGGAAGCCAATGGCGGTACTTTTAACGCAATGACGTAAGGTAGGCTCCAAATTTAATTGGAGATAGCCTAATGGCAATAACACAAATGAGTTCGCTGAACTCCGCTGGTAATGCAGCGTTTGAACAGCTCGCTTACTTTGCGTTGCGATCACAACCTCTTTTCGAGATGGTTTGCGATGTGAAAACCACAAACCAATCGCACGCTGGAGCAAGCGTTAAGTTCACAAAGTACAGCGATTTATCACAAGCTACTTCAGCAATTTCTGAAACTTCTGACCTCACACCATCAACAATGGGTGACGCACAAGTTACAGTAACACTTGCTGAGTACGGTAATACAATACAAACCACCGCTAAAGCACGAGGAACCAGCTTCTTAAACATAGACGCTGACGCTGCTAACATTATCGGTTACAACATGGGTGACAGCCTTGATAAGATTGTTCACGACATTGTAACTGAAGGAACTAACGTTCTATACGGTGGCGATGCAACCGCTACAGGAGAACTAGCAGCAGGTGACATTATCACCGCTGATCTTGTTCGACAGTGTGTAGCTAACCTACGGACTGCTTCTGCGCCTGCATTTGACGGCAACGTTTACGTTGGATTTATCCACCCTGACGTTTCCTACGATCTGCGTAAAGCTACAGCCGTAACTGACGTTATTCAACACCAAATCCGCCAAGATGGAAATGCTGTCCGCACTGGTAGCATCGGTACATTCGGTGGAGTTGACTTCATTGAAACACCAAGAATCACGCTAACCGCTGACGCTGGTGCTTCCAATGTTGATGAATACAAAACTGTAATAGTTGGTAGACAAGCTCTTGCGAAAGCACACAGCCGGGCAGCCGGTTTCGGTGCGGACCCAAGCATCGTATTCGGTCCTGTAACCGACAGCTTGCGTCGATTCAACACAGTAGGTTGGTATCACCTTGTAGGATACGGAAGATTCCGTGAGGAATGTATCCGAAGGATTGAAACATCATCATCAATAGGCGCTAACTGATAGCTCCTAATTAGATAGCAGGGTAGGCTGACTGTACTGGGAGGTTAGCCTACCCTCTATCTTTCTGCATTTGATTAGATTATTATTGTGAATCATGGAAGATGAACAAGTAGATGTAGTTATAGCTGCTGAGACAATACAAGCCAGCGTTGTAACTGACGAGGAGAACGCTGATGGCTAGTGGTCTTTATGGAATAACGTTTCTTAACGCTTTGAATAACAGTCATGCGTTAGACCTAGACAATGACACGATCAAAATTATGTTGGTTACGTCGTCGTACACCCCTGACTTTGGGGCGCATGATTTTAAGAGCGATGTAACTAACGAGGTTTCTGGGACAGGGTACACTTCAGGTGGTAACACGCTAGGCAGTTTGTCTTTAACCCAGACAGGTGGCACAATCAAGTTTGATGCTGCCGACACATCATGGTCCTCCGCAACAATTACAAACGCTAGGGGCGCTGTAATTTATGATGATTCTTTAACTAATGATCCGCTTATTGCATACATTGATTTTGGTTCTGATTTCTCGTCGAGTAACGGAACGTTTACGATTACGTTTGCTTCTGGCGGTATTTTTACGATTGACTTAACTCCATAAGAGGTGAATGATGGCAACTAGATTTCCAGGTGCGTTAGACAGAGATCCTGATGAGCTTCCTGATAATATAGCGGATTCTGATAATCTTAATTCGCCTAACCATGCGACGATTCATAATAATGTGAATGGTGCTGTGTTGCAGATTGAGGAGAAGTTGGGTACTGGTGATACCACGCCTTCTTCTGGTGCTGTGCTAATTGGTACTGGTACTGGTACTTCTGCTTGGGATACGACACCTACGTTTGTTGGTGATGTGACAATTCCGGAGGGGGATTTGATTCTTGGTTCTACAGCAGTTACTTCGACTGCTGCTGAGATTAATCTTCTTGATGGTGTTACAGGCGGTACTGTTACTGCTTCTAAAGCTGTTGTTGTTGACGGTAATAAGGATATTGCTAGTTTCCGTAATGTTACGCTGACTGGTGAGCTAGATGCAGCTACTTTGGATATATCTGGTGATGTAGATATTGATGGGGCTGCTGATATTGCTGGCGATTTAGTGTTGTCTGGTGGCGCTGATGGTGCGTTGCAGTTTACGAATGCTGGTGAGAACTCTATTAAGATTCCTGATAATCAGGCTTCTGCTTTGATTATTGAAGAAGCTGATAATGCCTATATTACGTTCACGACTACTAATAGTTCTGAAAAAATTGCAATCGCTCAAAATACGACAGTTGCAGGAGCCTTAGATGTAACTGGTTCTTTTTCTGTTGCCAAGGATTCTGCTGATGCAATTATTAATTTAACTGCTCATCATGATACTGAGGCGACTGCTGCTGAATTGACGTTGCGAAAAACAGATGGTTCTGCTGCTTCTCCGGCTGCCGTCGATGATAACGCTGTTCTTGGTAAAGTCATGTTCCAAGGTTATGACGGCGATTCATACGCTACTGGTGCTGTTATCCAAGCACTTATTGATGGCGCACCTGCTGACGGTGATATGCCTACGGAATTGTTGTTTCAGGTTACTCCTGATGGGGGTTCGGAAACTCCTGCAACAGCTTTAAGAATTATGAAATCAGGAGAAGTACTTGCTGGTTTAGCTGGCGCTGATTATCCCGGAACTGACCCTGCGCTTGGTGGGCAAAGCACATCAGTGGCTTTAGGTGGATATCGAAACAGTTCAACAGCTTCGCATGACGTATTTGTCCTTAAAAGCGACGTAAACAGCACAGGCGGTGTTATCTTTTATGTTGAAGCAGACGGTGATGTTTTTAGCAAAACAAACTCTTATGGAGCATTCCCTTCAGATAATAGACTAAAGACAACAGAAGCATGTCGTGATTATTATGAAGATCTACGTAAATTAGAAGTCATTAATTATCAAATGACAAAAGATCTTAAAGACAATGGAGATGGAACAGTTGACATTGTAGATTTAGAAACTCCAAGTAAAAAAATGTTAGGATTTGTAGCTCAAGAAGTTGAAAAACATATACCTGGATTAGTAACTACAGATCAGCATGGGTATAAAGGCATAAGAACAACAGTGCTTATACCTATGTTGTTGCAGATGTGCCAGAAATTAGCTGATAAAGTAGAAGCGTTAGAAGGATAAAATGGAACTTACCCCAGTAGAAGTACTCCAAGAAGTAGAAAGACAATTCCCAAAAGAATTAATGATTTGTGTACAAGCAGTACAAATCAGAAAGCTAACAGAACAACAAGATGATACCGACGACGAGTAAACACGTTAATATTGAACTACTACACCCAGAGTTCAAACGCAGACTAGAAGCGTTTTTTAGAGACAGCCGTATTCGCAACAAAGTCAAAGTCGTATCAGGAGTACGAACCTACGCACAACAAAAATACTTCTACGACGGATACAAAAGCGGTAGGCCAGGGTTTAACCTAGCTGCTAACCCTGATCGCAAAACAGCGTCAGGTTTCCAAGGGTCATATCACATGCAACAACCAGCGTTTGATAACTGGGGTTATGCCGTTGATTTTAGAATTACTGGTAAAGGTATCAGTACTTCTCAAGTGAACGCCATAGCAAAGTCATATGGCATGGTTGCTTATGTGCCTGGTGAGTGGTGGCATCATCAACCTTGCAAAGTCGTAAACGGCAAAGTCAAATGGTTTGATGCACCAGCATTAAAAGGCACGAAAGCTAAGAAAACAGCGAAGCAAGATGTTAAGGGTATTGCTGCTGCGTTTGCTGAGATAGAAGCCTTGGTTACTGCTCATCCGTTGAAGAAAGGTTCTAAGGGTGCTGCTGTCAAAGTGGTGCAACAGTTGTTGGCTGCTAAGGGATTGTATCGGTACAAAATAGATTCGGATTATGGCAGACTTACTCGAAAGGCTGTTGTGGAGTTCCAAAAGCGTCGGCTACTATATGTTGACGGCGTAGTTGGACCAAATACTTGGAAGGCATTATTACGATGAAAGAATATCTAGATTTACTTGAGCGATGTGCAGCAACGTTTGTACAAGCAGCGGTAGCCACGATCAGTGGTAACAGCTTCCTTGACATGGGTGTAAGTAACTGGAAACTTGTTATAGCTTCTGGTTTTGCTGCTGTGTTGTCAGTTCTTAAGAGCTGGGCTGCTACGAAGATTGGCGATAAGTCATGTTCTTTGGCTGGTAAGACTACCGCATCTGAGGAGTCCCTGTACGGCGACGAGTAGTGAGGTCAGCAGGTGACAATAAACTACAGTTCATCTGCGGTTACCTACGCAAGTTCAAGCGTAAACTATTCGCAGGCAGATGCGACAGTAAACGCATCGACAATAGCGTGTTCTGCGACTGTTCCGGCTGTAACCGTGACAGCCTTTGCGAATGCTGTCGTTGCGGTAATTGCAGGTACGACGACTGTTCCTGCTACGACTGTATCAGGGACAGCTAGTGTAACTCCTAGTGTCATTGCTGGCGTTACTGCTACGCCGTCGGCGACAATATCGGGTACGGCTAGTGTTGAACCTAGCGTTATTGCTGGTGTCACGACTACGCCATCTGCGACTATATCTGGCACAGCGAGTGTTGCCCCTAGCGTCATCTCTACGGCTGCTACAACGCCGTCTGCGACGATTTCAGGCAACGCTGATGTAGAACCATCAGTTATAGGTGGAACGTCTACAACGCCGTCTGTGACCGTCAGTATGGACCAGAACATAAGTGTGTCTACAATTAATGCTACAACGTCTGTAGATCAACTATTATTCAATACAAAGTATGTGCCTGTGTTTGAAAATACGGTTCCGACATTAGACGTTACCAGGTTTCCTACTATTAGTCCTGCTAGGAACTTACGCAGATTCTATCCTCCGACGGCTAGAGGCGTTAATATATTTATATTAAACGATGGGTCGGTAACGACTCGACAACCGGCAGACATGAGTACAGTTTCTCGGACAATATATGGTGGGCATGAATCCCCTACCGATTTTACAGAAGATGAACTAAACTCGTTAAAAAATGCTGGCTACGGAATAGAGGTTGAGGGTTATGCCACGGTATGACTATAAATGCAACAGATGTGACAACGTTGAAGAAATAATACATGGCTTTAATGATGAGCATTCGTTTCATTGCGTTGACTGTGGACAGGCAATGAGCAAACTTATTTCAGGTGTGAACATTGCGCCTTCTGCTATGCCTTCTCGTAACTCTGTGATTGATTTAGAAGCTACGAAGAAAGCTGACAAGGCTAAAGATGCTGACATGTCTGCGTATAAGCGGTTGCGTCAGAGCGGTGTGCAACCTAAATCTATTAATGGTTCAGCGCATTTAGAGAAACATGCTGAAACTAAGAGCGAGATTCAGGCAGGTCGGTTGTATTCTAGTGATGCGAGTAGGAAAGAAAGCGAAAGACTTATGAATAGTATTGAGGCGTTATGACTGCTCAAACGTGGATAGATGAAACTAAGAACTTGTTGTTAACTGATTATGTTGAAGAACATGACCAGTTGTCAGCAGATTTAAGTACAAGTGATACAACTGTAGCATTTACCTATGACAGTTCTAGCATTGTTGAAGGGTCAATTATTGAGGTAGGCACTGAACTTATGTATGTGTTTAGCGTTAACGCTTCTACTAATGACGCTACTGTTAAGCGTGGCTTTCGAGGCACAACCGCTGCTTCACACAGCACAGGTGATCTAGTAACTGTTAACCCTAAATTCCCTGCACAACTTGTGCTAAACGCTATTAACGATGAGTTAGCTGATTTATCATCGCCTCAAAATGGTTTGTATCAGATGAAAACTGTTGAGTTTACATACAACATATCTCAAGACGGTTACAACCTAACTGGGGTAACTGATGACATCTTAGCTGTGTACCAAGTAACGTACACTGACGATGGATCTGAGAACACAGAACCAGTATTACCTGCGTGGACTTTACGACGAGATCGCAACACTGGTTCATTTGCGTCAGGGTACGCTTTAGTTTTGCATGATGACGCTAACTCTGGGCAAGCAGTAAGAGTGCAATACAAGACAGGGTTTACTGCGTTAGCTGCTACCTCAACAGCGTTAAGCACTGTCGGCTTACATACTGAAGCGTATGATCTACCGTCACTTGGAGCAGCGCTACGGTTAATGTCTACTCGACCTGTTCGCCGTGAGTTTATAGATGAGCAAGGGTCTAGTCGTAGAGCGGATGAGGTTCCTGCCGGTGCTATATCTGCTTCTATGCGTGACCTTCGAGCTTTGCGTGAAACCAGGATAAATGCTGAAGCAGCTAGGTTAGATCAGCAGTATCCAACGTATTGGATGAGGTCAGGGACTAAAACACAAAACTCTTTCTATAGAGGGGTGTAAATGGTTCACAGAGCTGAACGGCTACCAGTTACATTAACAATAGATGCTGATGCACGTTCGTACAACATTGACGTTGACCAGTACCGTCGAACGACTATTCCTACGTTGCGTGAGCAAAGAGATACGTCTGACGAGCCTGGTGAGCAGTCAATAGATTCTCAGTTTTGGTTGAGGTCGCAGACTGATTGGTCGTTTGGGTCTGGGCAAAAGTTTTACGATCATGCTAATTCTAATCGGTCAAGATTCAGTGAGTCGTCTGGTGTTGATGTGTGGACTGAAGGGCAAATTAGTTTGTTGCCTATTTGTGAATCTAAGAACGACACGTTTGCGTGGACTGATGTAAAGATGAAAATGCTTGGGTCGTACATGTATGTGGCTCAAGGAACAAACTTGTATTTCTCTAACTCGTTTAACTCTGCTGACGCTGATGTTAACTGGTCAACAGTTACAGCTTTAGCCAGTCCGCAAACTATAACTGATATTGCGTCTGACGGTTCAAAAGTGTTTATTGCGTATGGCTCTAACCGGGCTGCTGCTAGCGTCAATCTTGGTGCTACTACGCAACCAGCAAGTTTTGGATCGTTAAACCCTGACTTTATTCGACTTGTTGGTGGCAGATTGTTTTTCTTAGATGGCGCTAACATATCTGAAGTTAGTTCTAGCGGTGCGAAAGTTTCTAGCAGCCTTGATTCAAGTATCCCTCAAGCAGGCGGTAGCTGGGTCACGGTTTGTTCAGGTCCAGTAGGTTTCTATGCAGCAGGTAACGCTGCTGATACAGGATTTATTAGCTTTATATCTGTAGCTGCTGCTGATGGTTTGCTTGACGAACCACAACAAGTAGCTGAACTGCCCAGAGGCGAAAAAATTAACGACATGGTTTCTTATGCTGGCATTCTTGCGTTGGCGACTACTAAGGGTTTGCGGATTGCTGCTATTGATGCAGGGTCAGGATCGGTAACGTATGGTCCTGTTATTGATGATGTGGGGCAAGTATTTAGTTTGGCTGCTGATGAACGCTTTGTGTGGTTTGGTGGCGGTTCTGGCAAAGTGTATCGAGCTGATTTGTCACGGTTTACTGAAACGCTTGTTCCTGCTTGGGCAGCAGATGTAGTGTCAGTTAAAGATGGAACGTCTGGTGGTGCTGATGCTTCGCCAGGTAACGTTATGTTTATTGCTAGGGCTTTAGGCAGAACGTATTTTACTGATTCCACTAATGGTGTGCAGGGTGAAAAGTCTACTGGTGAGTTAGTTGCTTCTGGCACGTTAACTGTTGGTGATGTGAGTTGGAATAGCCAGTTTGATAAGGTGTTGAGGAACATCGAAATCCGTTACGCTCCGTCAGCTTTGTCAGCCACAAACAATCAATACAGTGAGTCAGGCGTAGAGTACAGCGGTAGCAGTACTCAGTATGCTGGTGCTGCGTCTAGCGCTGGTGGTTCAATAACAGCAACGGTTACAAATGATGAGAACGTTAGCGTAACAACAGGTAACTTAACTAACAAGGTTGCTACGAACATTACGACGCTTGTTCCTGAACTATCTGAAGCGTTCAAAGTGCAACTTAATTTAACTAGGGACTCTGTAGTAACTGCTGGTCCTATTATTGAGTCGTGGAGAATCCAAGCGTTCCCTGCGCCTACAAGAGTAGACGAAATAATCGTGCCAATTATTCTTAAAACAAAAGTTGCTACATCCAGGGGTAGAGGTTCTGCTATTGGGTACGATACGAAAGCTGAATACAATGCGTTGAAAACAGCTATGGCTAATCGGGAGATCATAACGTATCAGGAAGGTTCGCAAACTGATACTTGCGTAATTGATCAGATTGCTATGTCAGCAGAGAAATTATCTGATGATGGCAACTGGTGGGAAGGGGTATGCACCCTTCGACTACTAACTGTCCCCTAGAATGGTATATGACCAAAATCCTTTACTACGACATTGAAACAGCACCCAACTTGTCTTATGTGTGGGGGCAGTACCAGCAAGACGTTATTCAGCATAAGCGTGAATGGTACATTATGTGTGTGTCGTATAGGTGGGAGCATCAGAAACGCACGCACGTATGTTCGCTAGTTGATTTTCCTGAAGCCTACGACAAAGACCCAGAGAACGATTTTCATGTTGTCAAGAAGATGTGGGAGTTGTTTGATGAGGCTGACATTGTTATAGCGCACAACGGTGACAGGTTTGATATGCGTAAAGCTAACGCTAGGTTCGTGTACCATGACCTAGGTCCACCTGCACCTGTCAAGTCTGTTGATACGTTGAAGGTAGCTCGCAGATATTTCATGTTTAACTCAAATCGTTTGAATCATGTAGGGCAGCATTTGGGGCTTGGTCAGAAGGTAGATACTGGTGGTTTTCAAACGTGGGCTGGGTGTATGCGTGGCGATATGAAAGCCTGGAAAACAATGATTAAGTATGCCCGGCAGGATGTTGATTTGTTGCGTCAAGTGTATTTGAAGCTGCGACCTTGGATGCTGAACCATCCGAACCTCAACATATTTACGGAGGAACATGCGTGTCCTACTTGCGGTTCACATAACTTACAGCGTAGAGGTTTTAGAACGACTCAAACGAATAGGTATCAGCGGTGGAAATGTAACGATTGTGGCTCATATAGCAGAAGTCGATTGGCTGAGAAAACGGAAAAGCCCTCTATAGTTCCATAACGTTTAGTTGTACTGTGGGCTTATGGCTCGCTTTTTCTTTGCTTTGTCACGCATTTTGTTTGCGTTAATGCTGGTATTGGCTGTTCTTAGCCCTGCCTCAGCGCAAGAGAACGAGCCTGAAACAACGTGTGTAGATCAAGAAGATGAGGACAATACTGCATGTACTGTGCATGTGAATGACTATGATGACCCACCCATTGTGTACATGACTGTGGAGGAAGATCAGACTGCTGTGGAAATAATTACTTATACATCATTGACATGCGATGACCATGAAACAGGGGAAGGCACAGACACTTACGCAGCAGACCCCTATCTTAAACTATACGACAGCGATGGGACAATTATTGGTGAGGATGACGACGGTGCTGCTCACAACGTTAACGGCATGTGCTGGGACAGTTACCTTAACCTTACGCTAGATGCAGGAGACTATGAATTATCAGCTACTTCTTACAGTGATACGACTATTGGAACGTATACGTTAGAGTTTTCTGGTGTAACCTGGTCGTTGTCGAGTGAGCCTGAGCCTGATCCTGAACCGACTCCAGAACCAGAACCTACGCCCGAACCAACTCCTGAGCCTACGCCTGAGCCTGTAGAGCCTACGCCTGAGCCAGACCCTGAACCGGAACCAACGCCTACGCCTGAAGAGGAAGTTGAGCCTCCCGTAGATGAGCCTATTCAAGATCCCACTCCCCTCCCACCAGAACCAGAAGAAGAGCCAGAACCAACCCCAGTGTGGGAACCCCCCATAGAAGATACATCGCCAGACCCAGAGCCAATTCTTCCATCACCATTTGAAGAAAACCCACCGCCACCAGTGACAATAGACATAGAGGAATCAGAAGAACTGCCATTTGAAGATGATATCATGTGGGACTTCGATGATGTAGAATGGGAAGAGTTTAAGCTGATGATGGAGAACAAGAACAGCCAGATGAAGTACAATCAGAGGTGGAACTAGACTTTGTTCTTGAGGAATTTGAGGACATTGAAGAAGTAGACTTTGAGGAGTTAGACGCTGATGAGCTTGACGACGAAATTATTGCTGAAATACTACAGGATGAAGCAGATGTTGAGGTCTTTTTTGAAGAAGTCCTAGAGGACAACCCGGACTTCTTTGAGGAAGCTACAGATGAGCAGATAACTGTTATCTTTGAGTCAGCACCAGAGCTGTTTAACGAGGCTTCTGACGAGGTTAAAGAAGAACTTGAAGCTGAAATAAACGTGTTTGCTGGTGGCTTTGAGGATTATGTGCCAGAGGATTCAACCATCAACGTTGATGATCGACGCTCTATCATTGCTGTAACATCGACTGCTATAGTAGCTACTACAGCAGTAGCGACAAGACCGTCACCACCGCAACCAAGACCTACAACTCCAACCCCCCCAAGACCTAGCAGTCCATCGGCTGTTTCTCCCAGCGGTCCAACAATCAGGAGAAACAATGATTAAACGTAAACTTAAACGCATAACAAGAGAAGCGTTCATCCTTAGCCTTACCGCTGGTTCAACAGGTATTGTGCTGATTACGTTGTCTGGGGAGACAAGAGAGTACGGTATTTGGATTACGGTAGCTAGTGCAATCTGCCATTTTATTGGCGTATGGATTGACTGGAAAGAAGAATAGGTTAGCTACATACCCAGTGTTGCCAGCCACCGCCTGTAGCCCTGTAAATAAGCCAAGCAGAAACCCTGATATTATCTTGCCCATCATAGATGTCCCCTACATACCCTAAAGCAGTACGACTCCTAGCATCCCAATATGTCCTCAAATGTTGCATCAAACCACTAGCAGTACTAACACTTGATCGTGCTTTAGGATCACCACCAGATTCGCAAGAAATGATTGAAAGGAACCTAGCAGTATCACGCAAGTCTCCACCCATCTCCACAATAGCTGCCTCGACAGTAGATCTCCATTGTTCCACGGCTGGGGAGAATCGTGCATCAGGGGAAACGGTTGAATACAGACGCACAGGTATACTTCGTTCCATAGCCCATTGTCGATGCCACTTGTGAGTGTTACGACCATACACGCCATCCTGGTCAATACCCATCCAGTATTGCAACAGCCACACTCGTTCACTGTCCTCTAACCAGTCGTATTCAGTGGCTAATATGTGTTGCTCTACCTTGTCCCACGGTATGTGGGCTTGAGCTGGTGTTGCAAGAAGAATCAACATTGCAAAAACCGCTATTAAATACCGCACATACCCTCGCACTCTTGGTCAAATAAATTAATCTGCCCCATATCCTCTTCATTCCGTAAATCAACTTCGGATAACGGCAACATAGACCGATGCAGATAAGGTTCGCCTTCTAATTTGCCTACAACAAGAGCTTGCTTCCGTAGTTTTTCGTCAAAGTCTACAGCGTCTGCCCAGCCGTCTGGATCAGTCGTTTTGATGTGTCTCCATTCAACGTCATTGTGGTAAGGGCAACCTAGACAAGCGCTTCTTGGTGGCTTTGGATAGCCTTTATCTTCCATCCATTTCAAACAATCGTACCTTGTCATGCGGTTATCGATTAACGGGTAATGGTTGGTTACCCAAGGAACGTTAGGATCTTTCATACGTTGCGTTTCATCCCAACTAATACCCATTACTAAATCCATGTAATAATGTTGTTCTTCTTTCCATCGTTGCCGTGGTTTCAAACCGACCAACTCTCGTTGTTTTTTCATCAATGGATTTATTTTGTATTCAAGTGTGCATTGCCGACGCAACAAACCTTTCGTGCCATCAGGGTTCTTAACGAATATCGGCATTGAAGCAACTCTGGTTATGTCCGGGTTCTCTCCTAGTGCGTCTTTGCGTAAGTTCCCTGCGCTGACTATGTGTACTTGGGTTCCGTTTTCTTCAAGTATGGGTTTCAACCATTGTAAGTGAGCGTACACGGATTGAGGTTCCCATCCGGTGTCGCTGAAGATGGCGTGGTCCATGTGTGGGATTTCTTTGTGTACTCCCATTAACGCTACTGTTGTTGATTGGACTCCTGCGCCTAGGCTAAGGACTCTTAATCTAGGTTTCATAGGTATGTGTCTTTCTCTTGCCAATGCCGCCACAGCATTAATAATTCTGCTGCGAAATCTGCGTCAAACACAGCGACTCTACCTACAGTCTTGCCTACGGTTGATCTCCTGTCACCATGTATGGCGAATAGTACCCACTTATTTCCGTTTGCGACTTTGCGGAGTTTAGTTATCCAAGGGAACAGTGTCCAGCGTTTGCGGTACTTGACCTCGACAGTTATGTCCCCCAACCAGATATCATGGCTTTCCATACCTGCCGAGGTCCGTTTCGCATCTTTTAGTCCGTATTCGTACAGTAATGCGACAATCTCGTTCTCGCCAATCGTACCCTTTTGTCTAGCTTTACTCACGGATATTTGAATCAAACGTTTCAGGATACCTGTCCAGGATACGGCGAATCATGCCAGACCTAGACCTACCCTCCTCCAACGCTGTGTCATCAATACGTTTCACTAAGTCTTTCGGTAGCCTTACGCTTACCATTATGTCATTGTTCATCTTTTATCCTTTTGTTACAGTTAGGGCAACGACCCCTTTCTTGCACAATGCGTGAACCGATATACCAGTTGCATTCGCATCGCACAAGATAAGGGGATTTGTTGCGGAGTTTACTTTTCTTGCGATTGAAGTCGTCAAACAATCAGAACCAATCTTCATCGGTCATTGGTTTGCCGTCTACTATCGCCGTTGCCCCCTGATATGGATCTTTCTTCATCGAAGGTCTAATGACCTTAGCGATGTTCCATACAGAACAGTTCCACCCTTTCTTGGGTGTGCCGTCTTTAGCTTTGTAATCTCTTGATTTGAATCTTCCTTGCACCATGACTCTGCTGCCTTTGCTGGTTTCGTCTATGATGGCATCGAAGTGGTCTGTGTTGCCTTCTCTTGACTCCCACACCGTTAAATCTATAAATGTCGTTTCGGAATCCTTCGTCGGCTGCCATGCGAGGGCATTCTCAATTACTTGCTTGCCAGTTGATTCAATAGTCTTGGTAGACCATTCACGGCAAAGGTTTCCGTGTAAATATATTGTTTCTTCATTAAGGGTCATTCCTTAAATCCTTTCCATTAAGTGATTTGAGATGTTCGTGAATAACATACATCCCTGATTTACTAGCTCCATCAACCCAACCCTCAAGAAAGACACCAATCTTAGACGCAGCCCGGCGATAAGCATTGCCCTCGCACACCTGCGCTCGAAAGCCTTGCGACTTCCCTTTCATATTGTCATAATCTCCAGTTGATTCAACAGAAACTTCCTTACCATCTATCTCTACAGTTAAACGCCATACCTGAGCTTCAAGATTCCCTTCGCCATCAAACAAATCTGAATTTGGTACTTTCTCCCAAGAGTATGGACCTACGGCAGCTAACAATAACTGCGTAACATTTGCGTGTCCAACAAAAGATAAATTGCGACCTGCTTTTGGTTTAGTTTCTATAAAGACAGGGCTAACAGGTTTAGTTAATTGTATTAGTTGTTCATTCATACTGTTTCCTCCTCAGTTAGCCAACCAGCATGAACCTTAGCCGTCTGTAAAGACACCTCAGTAGGACCACAGGCTTCACAGATACTCTGGTATCGGCAGTAACGACAGTTCCAAGGCTGTCCTTTGCTAGCACCATACGCAGGTGGCTTTTCCACAAGCATATCCACACCGTTGTCATCGAATACAACAGCGTCAGGTAGCATTTCTTCTGACAATGATTGTTGTACGCTACGGAAGTTGTCTAGTTCTTGCTCTGCTATTTGTCGTGGCGTGAACCCATCAAACAGTTCCTCGTCAAGCTCTATGACCCATTCGATCATGTCTCCCGACTTATGCGCTCCACGAAAACCTGACTCTTTCGCTAAATACACCATCCATAAATGCGTTACTTCTGGTGTTCCCATAGCGTACAAGGCTGCTTGTGCAACGTGCTGTCGCTTGGGTAACCCTGTTTCTTTAGCTATTTTGAATGGGTAGGAACTCATTGTTTTGATCTCAAGCAACCTGGTTTGCCCATCGACTTCAACTACTCCGTCTGATGAACCGCTAAGGCTGACACCCAAAGGCGACAAATCTACCACTTTTTCAAATTCACCGCCATGCACATGCCCTATTGATTCCTGCAATAGTTCGTGCATTGAAGTACCCAAACTAAACGCTATTAATGTGCTTGTATCAAAGCTATGAGCCTCTGGAAACTTGGCGGCGGCAAAGCCTCGCTGACGTAGACAATTACCAGCGTCGGAGCAGCGCATCAAAGTCCCAGCCGCAGTAGGCTTCGCACCATTCTCCTCATTATCATCAGCTAAGAACTTCTCAAACGATTCCCTAGCCGTATTACTGTATTGCATATTGTTCTTCTCCTAATCTGTAAAAGGCAACCTTACGCTTGCCACCATTCGGATAATCCATCTTCCGATCTATCTTCACACCAAACTCTTCACTGAGCTGACGCACTCGACGTTGCCAATCACCCTCACCAAGGTTCTCCCTGAAATCACTAGCAGAACACCAGCCGTCATTCAACGTGTACCCAGAACGGTGACTACGAGTCAGCGCCATGTGCAACTCCCAACGAAGAAAGTCATACACACGCTTACAATTATTACTAGCATCTTTCAGCTCTTTGTACGCTTCTTTTTCTAAACCTGGCTGGTCACCTGATCTAGCTTTTATTTCGGTACGGAAAGGTCGATGGCAGGTAGGACATTTCCCACCTGCCACCTTCGTTACCGCATCGAAGCGGTCAATGACCATTTGCATACCATTGTGATATGGATTCTGCACGATTAATCTTCCTCTACCGTGTAGTCTCTAACATCCATGTTCGTAACAGCAGCTTTGAATAGCTTGATGCCGTCACCTGGTTTCCAATCAGCGAAAGGATCACTTGCATCTTTATCTGAAATGTATGGAGCGCTTACAGTAATGCTAAATTCGTAGCCTTGAACCTCAATAGAAATACTATCGAAAGAGCTAAAGATCTTGCCTCTAATCTCTGGTTCTACCCTGCAAGTATGCAATGTTGTATTGACACTACTCCTTGGCTTTTCACGGTACTTATATTCCTCAGTCACTTAATTCCTCCTGTAACTTTTTCATAACTTCCCGAAACTTTCGGAAAGCGATCAATGAACGCATATCCACACTACAAAACCGTAAGACTATAGCTTTACAGAATCGCATAGCTGTCTAGCCCACCTACCGGCAGGTCTACAATCACAGTGCATACATCGAACGTCACCATCTTCGGGACCGCCCAACTGCACCCACCTATGACCGTTGTCTTTGATACGGGTATCTGTCTGGGATTTATTCATACACTTAGTGTATCAGAATGTGTGACAATGTGTGTAATACTTACAAAAATTATTGCAACATCATACGCCTGTAGCGAAAACGCTCCGCAGCAGACATACCAGCACGAACACCATACATCGGATAATTAATATCTTCTTCTTCAAAAGATTCCATCAAACACTCAGTTTGCACCGGACACAGCCAACAAACACGCCTAGCTTTCTTATGCTGATCTGAATACATTAGCTTAGTCATGCCACGACAGTTAGCTTTTTCACGCCAATCCGAACCCATACATAAACAATACATCAATACCGTTGCTATGTAGATGACACTAATGTATAGTTACTTTTAGAAAGTTCCTCCTTTCTATAGACACTGAACTACCCCCACCAGTTTCCTATCCTGGTGGGGGTGTTCTGTTTTTAGATCACACAACAAACGTAGCTACTAAATTTTTCGATGGCTAACGTATGTAGTTATATAGTTGATATTGATTTTTTGTAGTGATTACGCAAAAAGAGTCCGGCTTTGGCCTGGCCAGGTTTTAGAATAGTGGTTCTTGCGTTGGTAGGGTTAGCATTTTTTCGTATATCTGCAAAGAGAGTGCCGGATGTACGCAGTTCCGTAACGCTTGTGACGGATCATGGTTGCCGTCATAATAAATATTGCCCTCATAATGGATACCTAGCCAATCCTTTAACATTTCTGAACCGGCAACAGTTCCTAAGTTAATGAAATTTTTAGGTTGCGGTACTGTTTGCAGAATCGTATCGTTAAACAAAAAATTAGACCAGAACAAATGCCTACCAACTTTTTTAGTGGGCTTTATTAACGGTTCATAATATGGGACAACGTTTTCGACTATCCATTTACCGTCATAGGAATTGTTTAGAAAGATTATTTCTTGGTAAAGGTCCATGACCGGATAACGTGGTTTGCGGTTACGACCCCCTCTAAGCATTCGTGTATGACTTTGGCATGGTGGACTTGACCATATAAAGTCGTATTCGTGTGAATGGTCTAAAAGGTATTGGTGTGCGTCACCGACAACAACGTGATCGTTAGGGTGTTGTTGCCGGTAGACGTTAGCTATTTTTTCGTTTTGTTCTACGGCGGTTACCTCGCATTCTGTCCATAGTTTGCGGTTACCGCCTAGTCCGGCGTATAGGTTTAGAACTTTCATTATTTTCTTAATCCGGCTACACGTTCCCAATATCTTAATCTTCTTGCGGCAACCAGTACATTTTTATCTGTTGGGCGTGAAAAGTAAGCTATTAGTTTTTTGCGTTCTTCTTTATTCATTGTTCCTCACTTTCAAACTCTACCGGAATTGAACAAGTCCCTTTACCCTCTATATATTTAAGCATCATAGGGTTTTGGTGGTCATTGTTCCTAAAATCCTCATGAATTTTTAACCAATCCTTTTTCTTAATTTTCATTGTTCCTCACTTTCTAAAATTTGTGAAACTCGCCTACCGTATTCCTCATCAGTTTCGATATGAATTTGAATGTCCTCATCGGTAGTTTGTTCCTCACTTTCTGACCAAGAGATAAGATCATCACCTAATGCAACATTAAGATCATTCAAAGCTATTTCAACTTCTTTGTTAGTTACTGCATCTTCAGTAGTTTCTATAATTATTTTGTGTGTGTCACTTTTCTTGAACACTATTTCAACGGACATGATTCCACCGTGTTCATCGGTTGTGGCATACACCGGATAATTACCATCACCACTGTATGTGCTTGTAACGACACCTAACGTAGTTTCACCGGCTTTATCTTCTGACAGTGTCACCTTGCAACACTCATCGTAGAATTTATCGCTGTAAACGTAGCATGGATCAATTAGCAGTATCTGACCGCTATCCACCCCACAGTGTCCAATAAGTTTTGTAGTCATAACTTTCCTTTCATTTAATAGACAACCCCATACT